TTTCTAATTCGTATTCAGAAAGTATTTTTTGATAAACAATTTGATGCCAAGAACTTGTGTGATTTGTTGTCAAATAATATGGATTGAGAAGTGTGTATTGAACTGGAATTAAATTCTTTACGTCGTATGGCGTAGGATAATTATACAATTTAATATCTGTATTATAAGACGCTCCATCATATGAAGCGTATGTTTCTAGAATTTTTTGAAAATCGTCGATATTAAATTTAGCATTTATCTTGTAAAAGAAAACATTACCACTGCGATAATACTCGCGGAAGTATTGATCTTTAACATTCCACATTCTTGTGTACTTCATCCATTTTGAGAAAAAGTCTTTTGATTTTTGACTTCCACCTTCTAAATATATTTCAGCATTAGCAAATTCAGACATAATATCAACAGCATTTCTAAAAATAGCTATATTTGCATAAGCTTTCTGGCATAATTCTATAGCGTCACGAATATTATACCCGTTAATAGAAGTTTCGAACGGCAACATTCCTTCTCTAATGTTTCCATATTTATAAATTTTTGGTCCTACATAAGCCAAATTTCTGCGTAAATTAGTAGATTCCCCTCCTCCACTTCTTTCATAACTAGAAGCTTTAGCCTCTTGTTGATAGAATGGATCACCAACTAAAGAAGGTTCAGAAGCATTATCTCTTAACATAGCGTCAAGCGGCTCAGACTGCCCTTCTTGAGCTTTAGAGAATTTGCCCCAATAATCTGATCTTTTATTATATTTGCGACTCATGTTAATAATAGTTACACATTGTCACTTTAAAAGTGACTTTTTAGCTTTTAAGCTATGAACATAGGTTCAAAAGTTTCAGTCATATCTTCAACTTGAGTATTATTCATGTCGAAATAAATCTTACACAACCAATTACCTAATACTAATGCTGAGTAACTATCTTTTCTAGGTTTATCTGGTCCAGACTTACGTTTAAGGTTCGCTGGAAGATCAAAGTTCTGCATACCTTGAGCAGATGTTGTTATTTGTATGAGAGCGCATTCTGTTTTAGTTAACAATATCATATCAGTTAAATGTTCTACAAAATCAATCATTTTAGCTTCTTCATTTTCTTTTTCAGTGTCCAAAGCGTTAGAGAATTTTAAATCTGTAATACCAATACGCTTTTTAGTTTGACTTCTGAAATTATCATCAATAGCTCTACTAGCGAAATATGTACGGCGATGATCAAAATTCGCTTGTAACATTTCATTCGCTAATCGTATCCAACCTGAAGTTGGTTTTCTTAAGAAAACATATTTATAATCTGATCTGTTGTATTCGGTTTTTGCAGAATATAAATTTTGAGCATATTCTTCTGGTCTTTCGAATTCTGTTACCATTGATTTTAAATTTATTTTAGCATCCTTAAATAATTCGCTTTCATTGCAAGAATTCATGAACTGAACGCCGCCGTTATAGTCCATGCAGATCGCTATAATATTAAAGTTCTGCAATAGATATAAGAAATATTTAATATGATCTTTTAAAGAAGATCCAGAAAGAGCATAAGAATGAATTAAAGTATTAATTTGTTTTTCTTTATCTATTTTTAATACTTGAATGGCAAAATCGTCTGATGATTCAGTTTCTGACCAAGAAGGATCTACCGCCAATATATATTCATCTTCTGGATTACCAACTACCTCAACAGCAGGAAGCTCACCATCAGGAACAGTGCATAACGCCATTTTAGATATTTTAAAATAGCCAGAACTATCATCACTAAACTGTGCGCCGAACTCTCGCAAAAACTGCGACTCACTCATTGTCGATTTTGCTTGATTAATTAGATTTTGATCGTACAACTGAACTGGAGCGCAGTCATAAGAGAACTGCATAATACAACGCTTAGTCTTTTCTTTGTTTTTAGGGTTAGATATTAGATTTTCATACTGCTCGTATAATTTATACAAGTATTCAAATTTAAAAGACGCTGAAGATAATGCTATTAATTTATTGTTAGGCCAGATATACCTATCTTCTTCAGTCATTTCTCCTTTATTAATCAATTGGGTTTCAAGATTATAAAGTTCTTCTCTTTGAGTCGGGTTTTGAACGACGGATAAGAAGGGAATAATGACTTCGTTATAAATACGTTCAGGCATCAATAAAAACTCATCAATAATAATACGATGAAAACGAAAACCACGAAGCTTTTCGCCATCACCCAATGGCAACGCACGAATACGACTTCTACCAATCTCCATTACCCATTCATCGTTAGACTTGGATATTTTTGTAATACATTGTTTTAAAAGATAAGCTTCAGGTTTAGCAGCAATGTCTTCTATCTTTTTAAATATCATTTTTGACTGACGAAATGATCGGGATAATATACCTGTTTCAACTCCTTGATTTAATATAGCATCAAGTACGGCGTAAATACCAGTAGTATAAGATTTACTCATACCACGCGACCACACGCCCAAAAAATAATCACTTTCCAACATGCCTTTAATAGCCATGTGTTGAAAAGGAAACAGTTTGACACCAGTTATTAAATCAGTAGCAAAAGTAGTATTGTTGCGAAGAAATTGATAAAACAATAACTTCGCTTCTCGTTCTTCTATATATCCAGGTATCTTCGCTAATTCCTCATTGGAAATTAACTGCGATTTCCTTGGTACTTGGTTGCCAATTTCCCAGCTCATTATCTAAAAAATACTGTATATCTACCTGCCATACTGACTTACCATGATATAATAATTTTGGTATAATATCTAAAGATTTGTTTCGACTACCAGTGAATATAAATTGTATATGCCTTGGATATTTATGGCATAAAGAACGCATGTTATGAAAAACATATTCTAAATTTGTTTTTCTATTGTATTTACGCTGATTTATTAATATGCTACTTATACTGCTTTCAATAACCACAAACAAATAACAATTCAATTCAACTGCTTTCACCACTTCTTTCTCAAATCTTTCTATTCCAGAAGCCATAGTACCTAGAAAATCAGATTCGCTTTTTCTATCAACAAATGTATTGGTAAAATATTTTTTATCAGCTATTAGATAATCTCCTACAAATATTTTTTCTATTTTAGACTTAGGAAATTCCAACGCATCTTGTTCTCTGGTATCAATCAGTATCGGCAAATGAGATACATCAATTTTATTAAAAGCTTCTGGTAAATTTTTGTTATATAAAGGTTCAATATTTAATAGCTTACATGCGTTGGTATAAGAACTAAAATACTTCTTATAAATATTTAAACTCGGCAAATCAAGAGTTATCACTTCATTATGAAACGGCGCAAAATGATATTGTTTTTCATCTATCCTCTTCTTTAATAGTTCAATGCATTTTGTTTTGACCGTCTCTTCATTAGATGCGGCTTCCCACTTCAAAAACTCTGTATAATCAAGAAACTCGGTTTCAAAATATTGTTTCTTATTTTTAAAAGGTATTTGTTGGCGATAATAAAGAGAGCTTCTCGGATAATACGTGCAATAATACTCCGCTTGATAAAGGTTATGTTTTTTCAAATGGGCATGAAAAGACTTATCATTAATAAAAGATTCATTACATATTGCACATTTCATATTTAGAATTAAGAAAAATAATAGGTAGTTTGAACGGTAGATCCTAAAAACCAATTAAAACAAAAGAATCTATTTTTATTTATATTATTGATTAATTCTTTATTTTCATTTGAATCGTGAACTTCAATTGCTATTTTTTTTATTTTAGATAAGATGTTTTTATCTATATCTCTAAAAACATCATATTCACCCCCCTCTATATCTACTTTTAAAAAATCAATATAGTCTAATTTATAAAAATCAAAAATATTTGAAATAGTAACGTTTATTTTCGTTGGAGTTGCCCAAGACCCATTAATAGAAGAGTTTTCAGAAATAATGTTTGCGTTTAAATATTCTATATTATTATTTTCATAAGTATTTTTAACTAAACAGCTAAACAACGCATCTCCACCTTCGATTGATATTACTTTTTTACATTTTTGAGAAGCGTAATTTGTGAAAAAACCCACATTAGCTCCTAAATCGACAACAACATCATTTTCATCTATTACGCAACTATCCATTTCATAAATACATTTAGTTGGAGAAAATTCTAAATCATAAATTTCTTTATAAAAAAAATCATAATCCCAATAGTTTTGCTCTTTAAATACATTTTCAAAATCTTTTGCATAAAAAGATTTAGAAGCGTTATCATATAACATCCATTTTTTACTATGATTTATCATATAGCATCTTCTTTAGAAATTCCTAAAATTCTAGCTTTCCATGAAGACATATTCTCTAAACGATCAGCCTCCTCCTTAATAGTGCGCTTTTGCATATCGGCAATTTGAATCATCATTTTGCGTTCTTGTTCGTCTTGAAAAAGCTCTACAAGGTTAAGTATAGAAGCGTTCTTCTGATGCGTTTGTTCTACTCTCTTGGATCGTTCGCCATTGAGCTTTTGAATACTCTTGTCTATGCGCCCAGCGCACTGATTGTATTCTTCAGAGATCGTCTTAAGAACCTCAGTTAGACGCATTGTGAAGTCCTTTTGATCCTGCGTCTCATTGAACATATCATTTATCTTATTCTTCTTAATATCGATCTGCCTTAGATTGATATAATCCATGCAAACATTAATATACAAATTAATTTCATCGACAGTTAAGTCAGGCTTATCCCAAACAGAGCGCACGAATTCTGCTTCAAATAATTCTTTATCTAT